CGCTTTACACAGACCCTGACACGTTTGGAGCGGGTACCGTCACACCCGGCGGTGTCACTTCCGACGGCGTGATCTATGTAGACCCGGACACGTTCGGGTCAGGCACGGTCGCCGCGGTGACCTTGGTCACGGGCACAAACTACGTGGACCCAGATAGTTTCGGCAGCGGCGTCGTATCTTTGCTGTCAGACACTAATGTTATAGGTGTGCTATACGTCAACAGTAATACGTTTTACAACGGCGTCGTTACTAATATCGGCGGGGGTCCGGCGGTAAATCCACGTGACATTGCGATGCGGCGCTTGCAGCCGTGGAAGAAAAAGTACAAAGTTTGACAGCAGCCTTCAGATTTGCTAGGAGTAGTACATGGCTGGATTGACGATACTCCGTGTGGTGGGCAACGAGGACCTTGTTCGCATGGAACGCGAACAGGCTGAGAAGGACCTTGCCGCACGCCAGTCGAGCCCGGTCATGCTGGGTATCACGGCATACCTGAAGGAATGCTGGGACGCTGCGCGCATCGCGCGTGACCCTATCACGGACATCATGCTCACGGCCATGCGGCAGCGCAACGGTGAGTACGAGGCCGACAAGCTGGCGGCGATCCGTAGCCAAGGTGGCTCGGAAGTCTACATGATGATTACCGAGGTCAAGTGCCGCGCGGCGGAGAGCTGGCTGCGTGACATCCTGCTCGACAGCGGCACGCCTCCATGGGACCTCCAGCCCACGCCCATCCCAGACCTGTCACCTAAAGAGTCTGAGGAACTCCAGTTGGCTTTCGCCGAGCGCGTCATGGAGATACTCCAGTCTTCTGGGCAGGCGCCGAGCCGCGCGCAGCTCTCCGAGCTCAAAGAGGTTGTGGGGCAGGAGTTCAGATTCAAAATCCTGCAGGCGGCGCAGAACCGGGTCGACCGGATGCGCATCAAGATCGAGGACCAGTTCGCTCAGGGCGGATGGGCCGACGCCTTCAACGAGTTCATCACCGACCTCGTCACCTTCCCCGCGGCGTTTATCAAGGGGCCGATCGTTCGGCGGCAGCGGTACCTCAAGTGGGAGGGCACGAGCCTTCAGTCTGGGGAACGCATCGCTCCGGAGTACGAGCGCGTCAGCCCGTTCAACATCTACCCCGAGCCGGGCATTACCCGGATCAACGACGGCTATATCTTCGAGTACCACGAGATGACCCGGACTCAGCTGTCCGATCTGATCGGGGTGCCGGGGTACGACGACCAAGCCATCCGCAAAGTGCTGGAGATCGGCAATACCCAGTCATGGGTGCAGGAGTGGCAGAAGGACTCTCGCGAGGAAGAGGAGCGCAAGTTCCACACAGAGCTCCGCCCGACCGAAGTCTACGACGCGCTCGAGTTCTGGGGCAAGATCAGCGGCCGGATGCTCCGCGAGTGGGGCATGGGCGAGGACGAGGTGCCAGACCCGGACCGCGAGTACGACGCCAACATCTGGGCCGTCGGCAACTACATCATCAAGGCGGTGCTCAACTACGACCCGCTGGGCGAGAAGCCCTACGCCAAGACGAGCTTCATCAAGCAGCCCGGCGCGTTCTGGGGCAAGGGCATCCCTGAGATCATCGAGGACATCCAGAACGTCTGCAACGCGGCGGCACGCGCGCTGGTCAACAACATGGCGATCGCCTCCGGCCCGCAGGTCGAGGTCAACCTCGAGCGGCTGCCGCCTAACGAGGACATCACACAGCTGCAGCCGTGGAAAATCTGGCAGGTGCTTAACGACCCGCTGGGTTCGTCGGCTCCGGCCGTCCGGTTCAACCAGCCCAATGACAATGCCAACACGCTGGTGGGGGTCTACGACCGTTTCTCCCGCATGGCGGACGACCACAGCGGCATCCCGGCCTATATCTATGGGGACACCAACGTGCAGGGGGCGGGGCGCACAGCGTCCGGCCTGTCCATGCTGATGGGTTCCGCGGGCAAGGGCATTCGGCAGGTGGTGATGCACATCGACAACGACGTGCTCAAGATCATCGTGCAGCGCCAGTTCGTCTACAACATGCGCTACGATCCGGACGAGTCGATCAAGGGCGATGCACAGGCCGTGGCCAAGGGCGCGGTTAACCTCGCCGTCAAGGAGACCGTCAACGTCCGCCGGGTGGAGTTCCTCAACGCCACGGCCAACGAGTTCGACATCAACATCATCGGGCCGCAGGGCCGCGCCGCGCTGCTGCGCGAGGTCGCCAAGGGGCTACAGATGCCGGTCGACGACATCGTCCCGTCGCGCGACAAGCTCGCTATGAACGAGCGGCTTGCGCAGGCGGCGCAGCAGATGCCCGCGCCCGGCGGCGGCCAGCCCGCAACGCAAACGACCGACATGGCTGGAGCTCCGGCTGGCGGTACCAACCTAATCAACGGGGGGGCAGCGTGAAGCAGCCGACCCCCGAAGTAATCCACGCGCTGGCTAACAGCGTCCGTCAATACCCAGTCATCCAAGAGTGGCTGGGAGAGTGGCGGATGTCTGAGCTCGAGCGGCTGCCCAGCGTGGGACAGAACGTGACACTTGCACAGGGGCGGTGTCAGGTCTTAGGCGAGCTTTACAAGCTCGTCAGTGAGTCCCCTGACTTAGCAGCAAAGTCCCGTAGGGGCAGCTGATCCATCACGCACACCCGAGAGGAGCGTCCATAATGGCTATTCCCGCGCAAATCCGCAAACAGTCCGAGGCCATCGCCAAGCTGTATGAAGACCTGAATCCGACCGAAGGGGCTCCGGCCCCCGCGGAGGATGAGGTCGTGCAGCAGCCCGAGGCCAACGGTGAGGGCGGTGCTGCAGCTGAGCCGGCGCCCGCCGAGCAAGGGCGACCCGGCACCCCGAAAGAAGAACAGACCACCGAGCAGCGGTACCGCACCCTTCAGGGGATGTATAACGCTGATACGGCCCGCCTCCGGGCGGAGAACAACCAGTTGAGTCAACGCGTTGGTCAGCTCGAACAGCTGATCTCGTCTCTCTCCGCGCCCCAGCAGACACCTGCACAGGCTGCCGCGGCGAAGCTCATCACCGATAAGGACGTCGAGGAGTATGGCGAGTCGATCGAAGTCATGCGCCGGGCCGCTCGTGAAGAGTTGTCCGTTCGTGACCAGAAGATCGCCGAACTCGAACGGTTGGTAATGCAGGTGCAGACCAACGTTGTCCCCAAGGTGGAGAGCGTCGTGCAGAGGCAGGCGCTGAACGCTGAACAGATGTTCTGGTCGGAACTGTCCGCTGAAGTCCCAGACTGGCGTGAGATTAACGCCAACCAAGACTTCCACAGCTGGCTGCTTGAAGTCGATCCGCTGTCGGGTATGACCCGCCAGACGTACCTCGACAGCGCGCAGAACCAGCTAGATGCACGGCGTGTCGCAGGGTTCTTCCGGACGTGGCAGTCTCTGAATAGCGGTTCTGTTGCTCAGCAAACTCGGAACGCAGCTGCTACTCAACTCGAAAAACAGGTCGCCCCGGGACGTGGTCGTACAGCTACTGGCACAAGTGCCGCAGCTGACGCCAAGTCCTACAGCCGCGCGGATGTCTCCAAGTTCTTTGACGACGTGCGTAAGGGTCTGTATAAGGGAAGAGAGCAGGAGCGTGACCGGATCGAACGCGATATCTTCGCAGCGCAACGCGAAGGTCGCATCACCTGAAACTAGCTAAGTGAGAGGACATCACATGGGCTATCCTGTTGCACCCGGTCGGCCGGATTACGCGGGGAACTTCATCCCCGAAATCTGGTCGGGCAAACTGATCGAGAACTTCTACGACGCCACCGTGCTGTCGGCGATCTCGAACACCGACTACGAAGGCGAAATCCGCCGCATGGGCGATACGGTCAACATCCGTACCCAGCCCAACATCACCATCCGCGAGTACGTCAAGGGCCAGAACCTCGTCGTCGAAAGCCCGGATGCGCCGAAGCTGCAGCTCGTGATCGACAAGGGCGAGTACTTCTCCTGCGTCGAAGACGACATCGACCGTGTCCAGTCGGACGTGAAGCTGATGGACATGTGGTCCAAGGACGCCTCCGAGCAGATAAAAATCCGCATCGACCAGCGCGTTCTGACCGACATGCTTCCGGGCATCGGCGCGTTCAACAAGGGTGCCACTGCTGGTCAGCAGTCGGCTGCCTTCAACCTCGGCACTTCCGGCGCTCCGCTGACGGTGACCAAGGACGGCGCTGGCGGCACGACCGCCGTGGTCGACCTGATCGTCGACATCGGCACCGTGCTTGATGAGGCCAACGTTCCGGAAGGCGACCGCTTCCTCGTGATCCCGGCCCGCATGGCTGGTCTCATCAAGAAGTCGGAACTGAAGGACGCCTCGCTGACCGGCGACGGCGTGACTCCGATCCGCAACGGCCGCCTCGGCATGATCGACCGCTTCACGCTCTACGTGTCGCACAACCTGAACGTCGCTTCGGGTCGGACGTCGCTCGTCGCCGGCCACAAGATGGGCTTCACCTTCGCGTCGCAGATGACCGAGATGGAAACGCTTCGCGCGCAGTCCACCTTCGGCAACATCGTTCGCGGCCTGCAGGTGTACGGCTACAAGGTCGTGAAACCCGAGGCGCTGGCGCAAGCCGTCGTCCAGTTCGCATAAGGAGGGACAACAATGGTTGCCTATACTGACTCCCTCGGGTTCTACAAGAACTCGGCTGGCTTCACCGCCAACTACACCGACCGTATCAGCGTCATGGAAATCGACATTGATTTCGCCAAGATCGCTGCTGCGCGCACGGCTGCTGGTGCTGCTGCACTGGCTGCCACCGACACGCTGGTGATCGGCGTGCTCCCCAAGGGCTCCTACGTGGTCGCTGCTGCGCTCACGCTGGTCCGCGCTGAAGGGGCTGCCGCCACCATCGACGTCGGCGTGTCCGGTTCCACCACCCTGTTTGCTGCCAACTTCGACCTCAACGTCGCAGTGGGCACGACGGTTGGTGTGACCAACGGCGCTCGGTACCAGACTGCCAACACCGACATCCTGATGACGATCGACACGAACAGCACTGACGCCGCCCGCGTTAAGATTGTTCTGGCGGTCATCAACATGGGTGCCGAGCTTGGCGTTGTTCCGTCGGCCTGATGATGGGGGCTTCGGCCCCCATCTCCCCAACAGAGGAGACTGAACATGGGTGTCTATTCGGGTATTGCGCAGGATAACGTGACCATCACCAGCGGCAACGCGGTGCTGACCACGCTGCGCGTGACGGGGCAGTATCGGAACACCGCCGATGCTCCCGTGACCAAGACTGCGGACTTCACCGTTGCTGCCACGGAGAACGTGCTGATCAACAACAAGACCGGTTCGGCTTGTGTGGTCACGCTTCCTGCGGCTGCCTCGTGGGTTGGGCGTCGGATTCTCATCAAGACGATCCAAGCCCAAGCTGTGAACTCCGCCTCGTCGAACGTCGTCCCGCTTGCAGGCGGCGCGGCAGGCAGTGCCATCGTTGCTGGCACTGCTGGTAACTGGGCCGAGCTCGTAAGCGACGGGACCAACTGGATCATTATGGCCAGCTAACAACGAGTAGGGCCCTTCGGGGCCCTACACCAACTCAGGAGATGGGCAGATGCCGGGCAAGCGTATCAGTGACCTTACCGCACTCACTGGGGCTGGCAGCGCCAGCATCGACGATCTGGTCATCTTCGACACGGACGCGGCCGAGGCTAAACGTATCACGCGTGCCCAACTCGCAACAGGCATGGTCCCCGACCTCCCGCTCCAGTACTATCTCGGTGTTAGAGCTAGTGCGCCCACACAGCGCCTTGACGGCACACCGCTACAGGTCGGTGACTACTATGCGGACTCTGCAACCAAATACTCCGTTGTATACTCCGGTACAGGGTGGAGTTCATATGCCGGTGTTATTGCCGCACAGACAGCAGCGGAGGCCGCCGCAGCGGCTGCAGATGCTGATCGTGTGCAGACTGGCCTAGACCGGGTGCAGACCGGTGCCGACCGGGTCCAGACCAGTGCCGATCGGGTACAGACCGGTGTCGACAGGGCAGCGACGCAGACTGCCCGCGTGGCGGCCGAACTGGCCGAGACCAACGCAGAGACGGCTAGGGATGCGGCCTTCGTCAATGCCAACGTCTTCGCGAATACGACAGACGGTCTAGCCGCTGTCGCTCTGGGCGGGCAGTTTCAAGTTGTTAGTGGGTCCGAGATTATCCGCTATCGTGAGGATGCGGGCCCAGTGGCGACGGAGATCGCGAGGTATCCGGGAGCGGCCTCTGTTTCTGATCTACAGACTAGGGTTCCGTCACCCGTATCCTTCAGCGTACTGCCCCCCGAAAGCGGTTGGCTGTTCGCGGTTCGCGACGCTGTTGGTAATATCTCCATCGGGGTAGATTTAGCCGGCAAGACTTGGTTCACTCCCCGCACCGACCTGACACTGGAGGTCGGGAATCTTTCCACCGCAACTCAGCAACGTATTTTCCCTTCTGGTATCGTCACATCGGGGGAGTTGCCGCCCGAAAGCGGTTTTGTTTACGGAACGGCAGACGCGCTAGGCAGAGTAGGCTTCGGGGTAAAACCTGACGGGACCTTCTGGGCCAAGTTGGCAGAAGACATCCAGACACCGTCGTCCTTTATATCCTCTGCACAGACCGCGTTGCTGCCCTCCCCGACTATAGAGGCTTGGGGCGACAGTATGACGGCTGGGGCTGGCGGTGGGGGGACTACCTACACCGGTATCTTGGCGTCTGCGCTGAGCCGCACAGTGAACAACCAAGGGATCGGCGGCCAAAATTCTGCCCAGATCGCAGCCCGGCAAGGGGGGCTGCAGACCCTTTTGACAGTTACAGGCAACCAGATACCTGCATCTGGTGCTGTGGCAGTGACGGCTAGGACTCAGTCCCCGATCACTTCTCAGGGTGCCCAGTCGTTCACAGGTACATTGGCGGGTGTGGCTGGCACACTCAGCCGAAACGGAGACGACAGTTATACTTTCACTAGGGCCGCCGCCGGGAGCATCGTGTCCTGCCCCGCTGCGACTGTTTTCTTGTTTGATGTGGCCGTTGGGGCCAGAGACAAGACAGTGGTCATATGGTCTGGCCGTAACGACGCGAAGAGTACTAGAGCAGACCACACGGCGACACGGGACAATATCCTGTCCATGCTGTCTTACTTGTCGCCTCCGGTCGAAAGAGTGCTTGTTGTATCTGTATGCAACGGAGCCGGGGAGGGGACTGGGACCTCCGCCTATAACCAGATCGCCGCTACCAACGCAGAGTTGCAGAGGACGTTTGGGGACCGCTATATAGACCTTCGTCGCTATCTAGTAGACTTCGGACTGGCTGATGCGGGCATATCGCCCACGGCGCAGGACACCACAGACGTGGCGGCGGATACTATTCCGGCGAGTTTGCGGGCAGACAACGTCCACTTCACCGCCGCTGGGTATACCCTAGTAGGTAACTTTATCGCACGACAGATCAGAGCAAGAGGCTGGTAACATGGGAACTCGCATTAATCTTCCTGAGACCTTCACGGCGACTACTGGTAAACTTCTCAGGAATGATGAGATCATCCCTGCGTCGGGCGCACTAATGTTGCTCGACGTCGGCCATTCTCTTGGCGGTCTTGGGACAGCAGGGGTACCTGCTGACCTCGCCGTTATCCCCAACGTGGCTTGGGATCAAGCTGCGGCTATGATTGGGTCTGGCACATCAACGACTCTTGGGGCCGTGTTCAACCGCGCTGATGGCACTAACTTCAACCTTGAGCGAACAGGGAAGGGAGGTATCCACGGGTATCTGTCGGGCAACGTCGCCACTGGTGTGGGCCTTGGTATCGAACTGCCCAGCCTAATTCGGACTTACTTGGCATCTAACCTAACTTCCGATTTCTATATCTCGGCTTGGGATCGCGTCACTAGGATCGCCTCGTTGGCCACTGTTTGGCCTCGGTGGGAAGGCATCCAGAGACAAAACGCCGCTGCCACCTCTAACTACCTCGGCTTTTTCGATAGCGCCACGGGCGACGGCGCTCTGCCTCCTACAGGTGCTGCGGCACGTCTTGGTGCTAGGGTGACGGCGAGGAATAGCCTTGGGAATACTTACCGTAGCGTCGGCGTTGACGGATGGACAGGGACGGCACCAGCTTCTGCGTCGGACGTCGATCCTACCGTAGTTATGTGGGGCGCTCTCTCCGCATACGCGGGCTTCTTCAACGGGACAACTGCACCCCCTTCCTACATCTTCTACCGTCTTTACATCGAAAACCTGACTGTCTCTGGTCGTACTTGGGCGCAGGTTGATGCTATTGACTACGCTATGTGGCAGCGAGACTTCGGCGTTGGCGGGCGTTTCGCTGGCGACACGTTTACTGCGTCACCGATCTAAGGATACCCAACCATGCCAACGAACCTGACTGCTGAGAAGGCCAAGGACACGTTCAACCAGTTGCTGCATGTCGACGGTGGCCCTGATGCCGCGGAGAAGACGGTATACAGCGGGACTGGCACGGCCACTGCGCTGAAGGTCGCCACGGGTTCTGCCTCGGTGGACAACATCCGACTCGACGGCAACACCATCAGCACGCTCGACACGAACGGTAACCTCACGCTGGCCCCCAACGGGACCGGCTCTGTGGCCATGAGCAAGGTCGCTATCACAGGCGGCACCATCACGGGGATTACGGACCTCGCCATCGGAGACGGCGGCACCGGCGCGTCGGACGCGGC